AATTATTTTCACTTATAATGCGTGTGAGGTGACGATTAATGACGTTTTCTGAAAAACTTAAGAAACTGCGAAAAGAGAAAAAAATAACACAAGAAAAACTTGCGTCAATAATAGGCGTTGAACGATCAAGCATTGGTAAATACGAATCGACAAATGTTATGCCTTCTATAGACGTTCTCAATAGAATTTCAAACTTTTTTGGTGTCTCGGTTGACTATTTATTAGGAAACGAGAGTTCTTTGAACATGAGTACCATCGCCAACATCTTTCCGATAGAAAAGAAAAAAATCCCCCTGCTGGGGGATATAGCGTGCGGTAAGCCGATATACGCCGATGAGGACCGTGAGAGCTATGTAATCGCGGGCACGAATGTAAATGCGGATTTTTGCCTCCGTGCGAAGGGCGACAGCATGATAGGTGCAAGAATTCTTGACGGTGATATCGTATTTATTCAGAAAGCAGACATCGTCAACAACGGCGAGATAGCCGCTGTGATTATCGAGGACGAGGCGACATTGAAGCGGGTCTATTACTACCCCGAAAGTCAGAAGCTCGTCCTGAACGCCGAGAATCCAAAATACGAACCGCTTGTTTATGTCGACAGTGAGCTTGAACAGATACATATTCTCGGTAAGGCTGTTGCTTTCCAAAGTGACGTAAGGTGATTTGTTTGAGTTTGAAAGCAGTGTAAATTCAGATGGTACTCGAATTCAAAGTGTTCTAAAGTAAAAGGAGATGTCGCAAATTGGTTAATAGGGATAAACTTCGCACCACGGCAAAAGAGAGGACCTCCGCAAGCAGCAAAGGACTTAAAAATACGATTGTTGTGCATAGACGCGACGGGAGTATAAAAACAAAGACTTTAACTGACAAGCAGTTCCACGCTCTGCAAGTAATTATTGGACAGTATTCCGATGCTAAGAGCAAACCCAAAAGATTATGAGTATAAAGGAAAAATGTTCAAATGAAAAAGATTTTTTCAGGAATAGTAGGCATTTTCGGCGGCGTTGCACCTATAGTGATTCAAATCGTCGCTTGGATTGCGCTGCTGTCTCCGATGTTTGTGATTTTTGATGAATATCACGTATCCTTCTTTTGGTCACTAATAATCTTGACGGTTCTTGAATTACTGATCGTTATTCCGTTCGCTCAACAGTGCATTCAGGCTGTGTTTTGGATATGGTCTGCCGTCTTGGTCAGCAAAGATATAACACTCGCGTCTCCGTTCTATTGGATTGGTGCGGTCTTAGCTGCAGTATACTTTTTAAGTATAGTGTTCGGCATCATTATGGGCGCGGTAGAATGGGTCAGCCGCTCTATTGTGGGAAGCGGAGCGACGAAAGAAAAAGCAGCTCGCAAAATAAGATACTGTAGCCATTGCGGAAATTTGATTGATACCGAAACAGGAAAATGCACAGGCTGCGGGAGACAGAGCTATTCGATAATAAATATCAGCAATCTTTTGAAAAGCCTTTCATTATACAAGCCCGAGATACTAAAAAAATTGAACGGAGCAATCGGATATTTCGGTTATGTGATATGGATTCTGCTGACCTCATTGACAATATATATGCCGTTATGCGTGATAGGTGAGAATTATAAAATTTCGGCAGTTGTTGTAATACTTATTTCAGCGTTCCTGCAAGGGCTTTCTGTTCTTCCTTTTCTTGAGGTCATTTATGAGACCGCTCTGTGGGTGTGGATAATTGTCATATATAACGATGTTTCAAAGCTGTTGATGCCGTTTCATTGGATAGGCTTCGTACTTTATATAGGAATGACGTTAATCCCGTTGTTTCGCAGATTATACGTATATATTCGAGATAGGTAATCAAATTGTAATTTAGGAGAAAAGTATGACAGGAAGTATTGATGGTTCTTCAAATGATTATTTCATAGTTGCTGTAATTCTTACAACCGTCGTGTATATGTTTTTTCCCATAATTAAGATAATCACAAATCACGGCAATTTGTTTGAAAGAAAACGCGCAAAGAAAATAGCGTTGTGGAATTCAATTGTTGTGGGCGCGATTTTTTGCATAGTTACTTCTGTTTTCATAGGACCGTGGAGTGCTGCGCCTGCGTTTTTCTATTACTGGATCAACAGTGCTATTTTGACAGAGAGGTCCGACAAAACCGTAGACGACGGCGAAGCGGATAAAAATCCGACGCAGCAGCCTTACAGGTGCGCAAGTTGTGGGAGAATGGGTCCGTATGACGGCGACTGTCCTGACTGCGGCAGCGGAGAAATCGTCTTTTTAGACCCGGAAACCGTGCAAGCAAAAGAAGATGATATTGATACCGCTTGCAAACCGACCCCAAAAGAAACCGCGGTTAACGACATGCAGCGCGAGGAATGTGATACCTCTCCCGATATCCCCGCACCGGCAAAACCGAAAATTGATATCCTATCGTATGTAACAAGCTCTGTCTTTAATCCGGCAATGCGGGTAGATACGCCGAAAGAAAGTGACACCTCAACGGATATTACCGATACCTCCGACTCCACCGTTAACGCATCCGAGCCGATGGTGTCTAAGTCAAATGTAAAGGAGAGCAATAATCACAGCAAGCCGATATATTGTACCCGTTGCGGACAGCTGATAGACCCTGAAACCAAGCGATGCACCGGATGCGGTAGACGTTATTTTGCACTCAAGCCTATTATTATATCTCTTTCGGCTGTGGCTTTAATCGGCGGAATTGTTTGCTTTTTCTGCTTTGCCGTCCCCGAAATCAGGTATCAGCAGGCGATATCTTATTATAAGCAGGGCGAATACCTCAAGGCTAATGAACTTCTTCAGAAGGATCCTTTCTATAAAGATAGCAAAAAATATGTGCATTCACACAGTTTTACAACCGTAAACGATGAAAGAAACGAAGAAAGCATAGATTATAAAGATATCGCAAAGAAACGAAACACCGACCCCATCACGTCGGTAGGCGAGTATATAACCAATCCACTGGGTGGAACCGGAGCAGGCATAGCAGCCCGTTCCGCATCCAAGAGCTATCACAAGAAATATCCCGAGCGCGAGGAAACGACATTTAAACTCATAAAGGTCGCAGTTCCCGATTATTACAAAGGTAAAACAAATACTCGTTGGAAAGCGCATGTAGAGGATACCTATAATGATTTCATCAACAGTTTCGACACATACACAAGCAATTATAAGACCGACTACGATAGCTACGAGGATATAAAAGTTGCTTCGGTCGGCTCGGCATTCATGGTGGGCACGCTGCACGACAAGGGTCAGAAGCTGATGGACTATGCAAAGAAGTACCCCGACCTCTTTACCGCGCCTGACGGCTACAACAAGACCGGAGGAGACTATATTCAGTCACTTGTCGCAAACGCGCTTGATACCGTCGACCGTATGGATAAATCATACGATAAAATGTTAAAATACGTACGAAACAAAAGCGGCGAATAAATGAAATGAATTTAACTTTTGAGCTTTAAAAGTTTCAACTCATTTCAAAAATACAGCATTTTAAGGGGTCATAACGCAAAAAGCCGAACCGCAGTCCGCAGTTCGGCTTTTCGCTCGAGTATTCGTATAAAACGAAAAACAGAATAGGAGATTGACAGAAAAGAACCCGGAAGGCTTTTCCCGACGAATATATTATAGCATGCAGTAATAGTGTCATGCAACACTTTTGTTTTAAAGGATGTGGGTAAATGGCTTCAATTGAAAAACGTATCGGCAAAGACGGTCGTGTGTGTTATCGAATAACGGTAGCTGCCGGCATTGGTCTTGACGGCAGACAAATCAGACGGAGACGCTTATGGAAGCCGTCTAAGGAAAATATGAGTGAGCGTCAAATCGAAAAAGAGTTGGCTCGGGCTGTGTCGGATTTTGAAAGAGAAGTAGAGCAAGGGTATCGCCCCGACGATAATCGTACTTTTGCGGAATATGCTGAGTATGTGATTAATCTGAAATCATATGCGGGGGCAAAATTGCGTACTATAGAACTGTATAGGAAGTTTCTTACACGCATCAATATGGCTATAGGTCACATGAAACTGTCGCAAATTCGACCGCAGCACTTGAATGCTTTTTATCGCAACCTGAGCGAAGAGGGAGTTCGTAGCAGCATTGTCAAAGCCGTGCCCAAAATGGATATTAGGGCATGGCTCGGAAAAAACAAAATAACGATAACCGACTTTGCCAAGCGAGCAGGTTGCTCAACTGCTACGATAGAGACTGCAATGAGAGGTCAGAGAGTGAGCGGTGAAAAAGCCGAAGCTATTTCCGAGGCAATGGGATTGTCGGTTGACGATGTGTTTACGCTTAACCGTGATACGACACCGTTATCAAACAAAACCGTGCTTGAACACCATCGGCTGATTTCTACAATATTATCCCAAGCCGAAAAGGAAATGCTCATTCCTTATAATCCCGCCGCCAAGGCAACGCCGCCGAAAGTAGAGAAAAGAACTCCCGATTATTATCAACCCGAAGTTATGGCACAAATTCTTGATGCGCTCGAGGATGTGCCGCTGAAATGGAAGGCACTGACCTATCTGCTAATAGATACGGGATGCCGACGCGGAGAGGCGGCAGGCTTGAAGTGGGAGGATGTTGACCTTGATTCGGGTGTAATAACGATAGCGCGATCACTGCTTTACAGTTCGACGCACGGGATATATGAAAGCACAACCAAGACCGGAGTTATAAGGTCTATGAAACTCGCACCCGAAACGATAGCGGTACTGACTGCATGGAGGCACGAGTATGAACAGATGCGTGAGACGGCAGGCGAATTGTGGATTGACACGGGATATGTATTTGTACGTAATAACGGAGATATGATGAATCCCGGTAGCATTACTTCATGGCTAAATGTCTTTGGCGGCAAAAATGGTTTGCCACACATACATCCGCATGCTTTTCGGCATACAGCGGCATCGACTATGATTGCAAACGGGGTCGACCTTGTTACGACGGCAAACGAGCTCGGTCATGCAAATGCGACCACTACCGCAACAATATATGCTCATCAAATATCTGCGGCAAAGGCAAACGCCGAGAGTGTTCGCGCGGGTGTATTTAAGCAGAAAAAAGACTCTTAAAATGGAAAAGATTTTACGTAAATTAACGAGTATCATCGAGGTGTAAAAAATAAATTCACCCCAAATTCACCCCGCGAGCAGTTTTTGGGGCGTATTTCGGGACGATAATTTAAGCAGCAGAATACCCGCGAATCCGCATAAAACAAGGCTTCACGGGTGTTCTGCTTCTTCTGTAAGGGCAAGATTTTGACTTGTGATGTCTTAGTTCCCAATTGTCGCTTTTGCTTGATGAAAGTTCTTGAGAAAATGTAAAAGCCCTTGATTTAAGTTGTCCTTGGAAGTTGACCTATTAAGTTATTTTGCGTTTTAGCGTAAATTCGCGGGTAATTTCACCCCAAATTCACCCCATGACTCAAAACAATTTACCTTTTTCTCATTTCCATTTTTCTTAAGACTTATCGTTCTTATTTTTGCTCCGCAAAAGCTCGATAGCGTTCATTATAGGCTCGGGAATGGGGATGCCCATAAGACCCGCATTCTCGGTGAGGGATATTAATTCATTAACAATGAATGCTATACAAACGGCATCCTTTATGTATGTGGTGCCGATTATCAGATCGAGGCGGTATGCGACCAAGACGAAGAGCAACGAAACGAGCTTACGAATGAGCCCCATCCATCCCGCTTTGCTTTCAAGCGCACCCGTTTCGCTTTTACTTGACTTTTTGAATACACCTGCGACAATGAGCCCGGTCAGGTAGTCAAGCCCCATGAAAATGATGAGTGTAGTCATTGCTGCCGTCCATCCTCCAAACAAGTGAGCAATAAACGCTCCGATTATGCCGAAAATTCCGCAAATTGTATCTTTCATTCCTTTGTTCCTCCTGATATTTTTTTCATAAGATTAATTATATCTTTGCTGTTGACTTCTCCGTCGCCGTTAACATCAGCCTTTTCGTCAGTGCTGCCGCTCGCGACCGCCTTGATCAGGCGAACAAGGTCTTTCGAGTCGACAGATCCGTCATCGTTAACATCGCCGGGGATGCCGTCTTTTTTCGTGACGGTAGTACCGACTTTGAACACCTTGCCGCAGCCGTCGCATACCTCGTTGCCCGTCCACCCGTTATGCTCGTTTGTGGCGGGAACGGCTCCTGTAACCTTGGTCTTGCCTGTATGTGTGTTCGGGTCAAGCTCGCCGTACTCTGCGCCGCAGGAGCTGCACACAGCTTTGTGTGAGCAATTTGCCTTACCGCCGTAGTGTTTCTCCCACTGTACGTTTGCGCCGCAAACCGTGCACTGCTTAAAGTGGTGCGTAGCGTTGCTCATGGGCTTGAGTACGTGCGGCGCAGCGTCTTTGCGCTCACCGCACTCCGAACATTCGAGGCAGTGGTTGACGGTGTCGGCGACATAATGCCATTTGTGGGTGTGCAGTCCGTTTCGCTCTGCCTTTGCGATTTCGGTTGGAAAATCAACATAACATATATTAGTATCAGTTCGTGTGCCACTAACATATTCGGATGAGCTATATTGCCACATACCGAGAACGTCCTTATGCGGATATGTACAACCGTAGCCGCCGTTATACTGCGCGACCCAGTGGGTATAGCCCTGAAGCTCGTCGTCGTACATCCTGCCGCCGAAAAACGACAACGAGGCATATATACCTACCCAATAGCCTTTTTGCTCAAGATAGCCGCAGAATGCCTTTATAACGTCGGTCGTCATACGGCAGCCCGCCGCGAACGTACGCTTATCTTCTACATCGAGATAAATAGGCATGTCGAACTTCTTGCCTTTAAGACAGTTCTTGTAGAAGTATTCTGCCTCTTCCATTGCCTCGGAGACCGAGAGCGCGCGAGTATACCAATATGCGCCGACGTGCATTCCTGCGCGTACTGCGGATGCGTACAGCGTTTCGTAGCAACCGTCAACGTACAGTACCGACGGATCGGAAACAAGCCTGCCGCCACCCTTGATTATCGCGAACCTATAGCCGTCCGCTTTTGCTGCGATAAAGTCAAAATCGGATTTCTGCCACAGCGAAACATCGATGCCTTTCATTAACTCTTTCATTTCTTTTTACTCCCTTATTTTAATCCGTGAATATTAAAAGGTTTCGTACAACTCGTAAATCGGTCTTCTGATTTCAAATGCTTCGCCAAGTGTCTTTATTTCAAAGCCCTTGGATTTCGCATAAGTAATCATGTCGGTGAACCTTTGCTGTGACGTTTCACCGTCCCATCCGGTTTCACCCATGTGCGTCGTGACAAGAACCCAACCATTATCGGTCGCGGCGTTGTCAAGTGCGGTTTTGACAGTTTGAAGAGCCTCATCATTTTGGTTAAGAGAAATTCTCGAAATTTGATACTTCCCCAGATCTTTAGGAATAGTCGTTTCGTAGTCTCTTAGCCCACTACGAACTAAGCATTTCATCCCCCACTTTTTCGCCATACCCGCTAACGCTTCGTTGCAGGAACCATACGGGGAGCACCAGTAGCGCCAGTTCGCAAAGCCAAACGTTTGCATTTCCTGAATACCCCGGACAAAATCGGCTTCAGCAGTTGTGATGTTATAACTTTCCGAGCTCGTGTCGTATGCCGCTATTTGACTGTGACAATGGAATAGATTTTGGAACCCGTCCTTTTCATATTCCTTGAGCTGAGTGGCAAGTGCACTTTGCGAAATCAACTGCTGTGTGATTACCGCATAACAGCCGGCAACACCGTTTGCTACGCAACTGTCATGGTACAATTTTGTAGCCGCAACCGTTGAGGTATCATCGTCAATCAGTGTCAGAATAGGTTTTTGTGTTGCTTTCTTGAACAGCTTTGTTGCCTTCCACTCGGTTGCGTTCATAAAGTCGGTGATTATGCCGTCTGCCCAGTACCACTTGTTGAAATCCTCGACATAGCGCATCGAATAGTTCTTAATGTTAGAAACATGCACCATGAATCGAATGAATGCCGTACCGATCGGGATTTTAAACTGCCCGTTTGTTATGCGGTTAAATTTGAAAGTTCCTGCGTCGACATAGCCTTTCCAGTTTTTCTCCGAATCATAGCAATGAAACGCAACGCCTTCCGTTCCGTACGCATTATTTAAAACGATAGTCCGATTGTCATGCACCTCAATATATCTTGTATAGTAGTATGCTCCGGTCGGTTCTTTTACCGTAACACCATCGGAAAATGACAGATATCCGCGAGACAAGTCAAGGTAGTCAAGATAAACCTCTGCGGATTCAAAGTTTCCTACCGATTTGTCGTATTTTGTCTTGTCTGTCGCGACATCCGATAACCCGGCAATCGATCCCGTGACAGTGACAGAGACACCCGTATTCGTGAATCCAGTAAAGCGGATAAACGCGACGTTTTCGCCTACCGTGTAATCGAAAGTCTGCGCCTTTGAGTATGTTGTAGTCCAAAACTCCCCGATCAACTGACCGTCTGACGATAACGTGACCGCCTTTGAATTACCGTTAACATACGCGCCGGAGATTCTCAACTTGTCGCCGCTGTTAACTCGGAAGGTGTACGCCGTGTAATCAGATCCGCTGTCATAAGCCGCCGTTGAATTAACGTAATACCCGGTTCGCGTAATGCAAGGGCTTAAATTATCGTTCGCGACGGCATTGACAACCTTTGATACCTTTTCAAAGTCATCGGTTTTTACGAGATTGGAAGTCATTGACAAAAGCGCATCGCCGCTCGTTGTTGCCACGTTGCCCAAATAGTAAATATACAAATACTTGTACTGCCCGTTTACAAAGCTATATTCTGTGCTGCCGGAGAACTGCGTGTAGCCCTCTACCGTTCCGCTAACGTCCAATAAGGTATTTGAAAAGCCGACATTAATCATACGGCTAATGGAGTCACCTGTAACCTTCACCGTGTATTGCTTTCCGGCTTCGATTTCAAAAACTTTCGTTCGTGTGGAATTCGCTGCGATCAGAACCCCGTCGCTGCCGAAATAGCAGTTGTGATCCTCGCCGGAAACATTAATTGTCGCATCTTCTGCCAATTGATTCAAAGCTTCTTCTTTGACCAACGCGCCGCAATCCGGAATAACACCCGCGTCAATAGTGGTACCGTCCGACAGAGTAATATTCAAATGCCCTGTATCTGTTATTGTTGCACCGGTTACGGATACACCGGTTTCTCCCGGGCTACCGTCAGCTCCGTCGGTAACTACATAATCGTATATTTTCGTAGATGTGGAGTCAGCCATGAAAATTCTATACGTTTTTTCTTTGCCATCCGTCTTAAGCAAAGTAATAGAAAGAATCCCCATGCCTTTCGCTCCGGTTTCTCCCTTATCGCCTTTTTCTCCCTGAGGACCGGCATCGCCCTTGTCACCCGTATCTCCTTTGTCGCCTTTCGCTCCGTCGGCGACGGTAAAATCCTGAGTTCTTCCGTCGGAGAGATAGATGCGGTATGTTTTTGTAAGTCCTTCGGTCTTGACGTATCCGACCCCTGTGATTCCTACGCCGATATCACCCTTTTCTCCGTCACGGACGAGCACGGTCTTTTCTGCGCCGTCCTTGTCGGTCACGGTCACCTTTACACCCGTCGTGCCCGTATTGACGCGCTCGGCGGTGATATCGAGATTTTCGACGGCTGTGAGCGCATCTCTGAGCTTTGCGTACTCGCTCGCGCTCTGAACGATGAGCGAATCGGGGTACACTGCACCCTCCACGGTCAGCGCAAAGCGTGGCGACGCTATCCATTTGTTCGCGCCGTCGTAGAGGTCGAGCTCGCACACGGTCGTACCCGCGCACGATACGGTCTCCTCCGTAATGTTATAGGTCACGGTATCGCCGTCGACCGTGCAGCTGTTGTAAAGGCGGTTGCCGTCGGGCTTAAGTGCTTTAAAGACAGCCGAGCCGCCGTCGAGCGAAAACGGTGTGCCGCCGTCGGTGAGCCGCGCGGAAATGCATCGACCGCTGTCGCCTACGGTCGCGCGTATTTCCGCCTGGGAATTCGTCTGACGCAGGTCGAGTGTCAGACGGTATATTTGACGTTCCATAGATTCTACCTCCTGAATTTATTATACACTATTGTCGGGGCGCATGCGTTGCGCCCCGACACGTGCAATTACTTGGATTCTCTCTGCTCCTTCATAATACGCTTATTCCACCCTGCGAGCAGGTCGGCGATGCCGCCCGCGGGATAAAGATGAGTTTCGCGGAGCGTATCATATATCTTCATTCTTGCTTCCGCTTTGTTGCCCGCGAGATATTCTCTGCGATAAATATCATAGTAGGCGGTGGATATCCTTGTGCGGGTCTGCAGCTTTGCTTCCGCTTTTGTACGTCCGCCGTCGATATATGCCTGCTGCATTTCGTTTGCGATGCGAACGGTCGTTTCCGCATCGCCGTATGCGCGGATGATATCGGACTTGTTGTACATCTGCGTTATATCGGAAGAAGTGCTGTCGGACGCGCTCGACGGTTCGTCTGTCTCGCCCGCATTCTCCTTCTCGATTTTATTCAGCTCGGAATTTACCGCGCCGATAACGTCGCTCAGGTCAAAGCCGTCATCGCGCACCGCTTTTACAAGCTCTGCATATCCGTCTATGTCGCCGTTGTACCTGAGCATTGCTGCGTCATGCACACGGTCGTCATATTCGCGCAGGACCTGACGGATAACGGTTGACGGCTTAAGGTCCTTGCCGTGCGTTATATCTGCCATGATTTCATCGGCTGCGGCGGAGTCTCCCTTTTTAATCGCATTGTACAGCTCCTTTCGGGGGCTGCTGTCGATGAACGGGATGTTTTCCTTGAAAGCCTGACGGATACCGTATGCCGTAGTTTTGTTATCGCTGAGAATCGTTTCTACTGCCTGATATGCGCTGCGTATATCACGCATGACATTTTTTACGGGCAATCCGCAGAAGTTCGCTATTGCTCCTGCAAAGTCCTCGATGTTCCGATACGATATCTCCTCCGCGCTCAGAATGTTTTTGGTGGCGGTTATAAGGTCGGCAAAGAGCGTCATGTCGCCGCGCTCTATGTCGTAGCCCTGAACCATCGACCATATATCACGAAGAATAGGGACGTAATTGAACGGTATGAGGTCGTCCGTCATCGAGCCGACAAATGCCTCGATATACTTCTCGAGATAGCTCTGATCATCGTCGTCATCGCGAGCGGCTGAAATAAAGCTCTTGAGAATACTGTTTAGTATCGTTGCGGTGATGCACGATGCAACTACACGACCGAAGAACCTTTTACCGGCGGCACCGTCGTGCCTGAACTGCGTCGCGGCATCCTCGAGCATGTTTATCGTAGTTGTAGGCTCTGACATAAATGCAGTAGTCATCTTTGCAAAAAGGCTGTTCGAGCGCATAAATGCATTGCGGGAGAGAACAGAATCGTATACCTGAGTTTTTGTAATTACCTCTGTAAACTGTCTGCCTGCTTCCTGCAGCAGCTGCTCGCCCGAAAGATTTTGCTCGGCGCGCACCTTATTTTTAACAGCATTCCAGATGTGACACCATGTCAGCTCATCCATCACCTGCGGGAATGTACCGAGCTTTTCGTCACGGTAATCACCGTCGGTGAAAAACGCCTTTAGCTTCGAGCCGATGCCGTCGTAATCGTTCGAGTTGATATAATCCTCTACGGAACGACCGATGCCCGTATCGAAATATCCCATCTCCTTGATTATTGCAACAGGGGCGTATTTTTTTACCTCCTCCCATATTTCTTTTCGTATTTTCGGAATCAGATGTTTAGCATTGGCAAAATACTTTACATCGACGTATGCAAAGGCTCTGCCTATCGCGGAGGGCTGCTGAATACCTACCGATACCGAACCGAGCACCGCGCCCTTTTTGAAGCGTGAGAAGAACTTTCCCGTAAGGGTTGGATCAATACCCGTATGTACTCCACCGTTGAGGTCGGTTATGAGTTGATCAAAGAATTTCAGCGCGCCCCTGCCGCATCTCTGCTCGAGGGTGTGTCTGAGCGAACGGGTGTCCGTATCGGTGTCGTAACGCGAATTATAGTTGAGCACACGCTCGAAGGTCTCGAGCGGCACGGCAATGGTGCTGAACAGTGCCATCTTATTCACGTGCTCCGCCCATACATCAGAGAAGTTGCGGAGGACTACGGGATTCTTCGCGCCCTTTTTCAGCGATTTTGTTATCCCCGAATTTATCAGCTTGCTGTCTCCGACCTTCACCTCGTTTTTGTTGACGGTGTCGCCTACTACCTGAATCGGCACATATGCTTTTTCGGTAAATATCTTCCACCCGTAACGCTCGAGCGCGACTGCGTTTCCTTGCTCTGCACAGTTTTCGGCGAGATACCTCTGCATGGCATCCGCAAAGCTGCGCTGATTCTCGGTAAGCGATTCGGATATCTCGTTAAGCAGAGCCGCGTTCAGCTTGTAATAGGTCACATCGTGCTCGCCCTTGACTATACCGCGCTTTCCCTCAAACCTAAAGCCGCCGTATGTGAGGTGGTCGATAAATCCCGCTCGCTTTGCCGCGACGTAAATCATCATCGCCTCTTCGTACGTCAGCTTGAAGCTCTTGCCCGTGCTCGACGTGAAAGTGCGGTCGATTTTCTCGGTTTGCCATTTCTTATCGTAACCGAATCTCTCGCACTGTTCTCTTCTGTAATCCACTGCTTCGGATATAAGACGTGCGTAGTCGCCTTCGCCTTTTATTAAGCTATCCATAAGCTCCGTAATAACCGCGGAGCGAGTACGGCGGGCACCGTAAATCGGCTTGAGATTCATCCAGTCAGCCTCGCTTATAGATTCCCCTGCAAGCCAGTATTTTTTGTTTCGCTCATCGAAGTTTTCTTCGATCTGACTTATCGCCTGCTCGGCAATATTGCTTATCGTCTGCTTCTTGCCATCAAAGAATACTTTGTTCCGCTCGCTTACAAGCTTCTTTACCGCACTGAAAAGGTTGTCAAGACGTTCGAGCTCGTCAAGCGTCATATCCCGCAGAGGTTTGTCCTTCAGTTCTGTCTTTAGCTCACCGAAGAGCTTAGCGATCTCGGGATTGTAGAAGCTGTCCTCATCGTTCTCGTATGCCTTGTAGACGGTGCCGAGAAATTCGGCGAGGTCGGCTGCGCGCCCTGTCTGCTCGACATACTTATCTATGATGTTCCTGTCGTGCGCTATCTCCGCCTCATACCGTTCAATATCCTCGCGGAGCTTAACGGCAGTCTCAGCATTCGACGCGCTGTCAAGTGCGGCGCGGGCTGCATCGAGCCTTGCCTGCGTCTCTTCGATTCGTGCCTGTACCTTCGGAATGCGCGAATCACGCGACGCATTGAGTACGTCAAAGGAATGCAGCAGTTTTGCAACGGTAGATGTAAGCTCGTGCGGGATATGATGCTCCTTGCTGCCGTTAAGCAAGAGCTTTTTCAGCTCATTGCTCGTGCGCTTTATATGGTGCCGCAGCTCGGTCTCGTTTCGGCTTTCGCGCTTTTCGCGCTCCCTCTGTGCGTACTGCTTTTTAATATCATCTATCTGCTCATTCTTGCGGCGGATGGTTGCGAGCTGCTTTTCTCTCGCCTCTGCCCGCTGCTCCTTCAACTGCTGCTTCATATCCTCCTTTATGCTCTTGATTTTCTCCTGCTCCTTTGCCTTCATGCGCGCCTTTGTGCGCTTGAGCTGACGCTCACGGGCTATGTCCGCAGCGTTGCGCAGGGGTTCGCTGAGCTCGGTTCTGAGCAGCTGAGAATCAACGACGGCGAGGCGATTTTTCTCCTTTTGCAGCTCGGTATACTTATCCCGCAGCTCAAAGGTCTTTTTGCCTTCCTTTCTCGCCGCTGCTATCTCGCTCTCGAGCTCATGGATATGCTGCTCATATTTTGCCGTCTCGTTCAGCCGTTTGCGATAACGGCTGAGAATATCGTACTCGGTGCGGGTATTCAGCTGTGATTCCATCGCCGTGACAAGCCTCTCGCGCGCCGACAGCTTTTCGGACTGAACGGGGTCGGAGAAGGCTCTGTAGAGCGACGACATCATAGCGTTGCGTATTTCACCTATCTCCGTTTCGGTCGCCGTGCGCGGTTTAAGGTCGGTTATCTCGGCTATCTGCCGCAGCTGGTCTGCGGGATTGACGATATCCGAAGGAAAGAGCGATTCACCGAAACGGCTGTTCAGCTCCGCATACGCCACATCCACATCAACGCCGCTGCTTATTATGGGCAGGCGACCGATGTGCTGCTTCCGGAAGCTCTCGTAGTCCTTCGCCGATTCAAAGTCCGCCTTTATCTTATCCGACACCTTGAAGCGCATTTCTTTTATCGCCCTCTGTGCCTCTACGGCATTGTCGTCCGCTATCTCGGTGGTGAGTACTGGACTGCTCGCAATTATCTCATCGGTGAGCGATTCTATTGCATCACTCATATGCTTAAAAGAACCTTCTCCCGAGCTGAACTCGTTCGTCTTTACAGCCGCCTCAAGAATATCCGCCTCGAGCTCCTTTCGGGACTTCGAGCCCTTGTAATTCTCGAGCATGCTGTCCATACCCTCGAGCAGCTTGCCGACGTTGACATTATACTTGTCTCGGAGTATCGTCTCGGCTGTCTCGGTGCGGAGCGTTTCTTCGGACTTTGCGCGCTGCTGATAACGTATATCGGGATTATTACGGTCAAATGTGCCGATGTTGTCAGTAGCGGATTTTATCTGTGTAGGGGAAAAAACTATGTAGAAAGTATCTTTCTCGATATCAGAATCGGTTTTATTTTCTATGATGACACCATCATATCCGCCTTTTTTTGCTTCACGAATTATAGGTTTCTCATATGCAGGATTAGTAAATTTGCCGGGTTCAAGACTGGCATAGTAGGGATTTCGCATATCAAGATAAACGCTCATAATTCTTCCGCCGTTATCACGGTCTCGTTCTTCTGCCATTGCCTCTGCGTAGTCTTCACTCTCAGAAAACCAATACGTGCCGTCTACCGAATTGAATACGGTAAAGTCTTTGTCCGTACCATGATACACAACTCTCGGACTTCCGTCATCGTTTACGACCTTGCTTGCATCCTTAGGATGATTTAGCCAATCACCGAACCATCGCAAGAATTGCCGGCTTTGCGTATTTGTCGAAATATTCCTATTGACTTTTTCATTGAATTTGTGTATAATAGGAGTAGAAGCTATCAACCGCTGAAGCTGTTTGGGGAATTGGACCCCAGCAACTGACAGCATGGTGGCTTCTTTTTTTGCGTAATATATACCGACATCTCCGATATTCTCCAACGCAATTGCCTCTGTGAAAAGGTTTTCTACGTTTTTTTGATAAGCAGACGATAGCACATTAACATCCATCTGTGTGCCATTGAGTTTTCTGTTTGCTGTTATTTCGACCGGAATAAACAAATGGTTGGTTTGTAAACCTATGTCAACAATTGCGACTACACTTCTAACGCTTCTCCGAGGAGCACCCTTTTTAGGATTCTGTGCATCCTTTGCCGAAATAATCGCAATAGGGTCAAGTAATTTGCTATAAATATTCTCAACGGCATCCTGACCGAGTCCGTGATAATGTACTTTCTTTCTGAATTTTCCCTCGCTCTTTGCTTGCGCTTTTGTTTTTGCAATAGAGTAAATATGTCCCGCGCCTATAACAAACGGCAGCGATGGCATTCCGAGTTTCTGATATATATCGGGAGTATAGCCAATAAGAACTGCATCGCGAACATTTTTTGAATCGTTGAGAATTCCGTCGACCGTCTTTTTATATTCGGCGGTCACTTCATCCTGCGCAGTATGTGTTTCGCCTCTAACCTGATTCTTTGCAGTATCAGATTTTATCATCTCACTCCATGCCTTATCGGACGAGCGGATAATCTCGCCGTTTTCGGATGCCATATATGCAGCCTTAGCAAAGAGTTTATGCAGACGCTTGTACATCTTTGTCATAGACGCGGTGTATGTGCGCGCCTGCTCGAGACGTGCTTCTGCGGCATGGAGAACCTTTCTCGCCTCCGAGAGCTCGACGATACGCTCCTTTCGGCTCGCACTGTCCTTTGCCTCGGCGTAAGCCTTGTACGCCTTCTCCTGCTCGTCCTTTGCGTATTCATAGGCTTGGAGTATGGTCTCCGTACCGTGACCGAGCACACGCCCCTCGACGCTTTCGGGCTTGCGACCTTCATACTCGGCGCGGAGCTGCTTGACGTGCTCATAGCTCTCGTCAACATGCCCGCGCAGACGGTTGAACAGTCCGCTCTCGCGCTTTTTCATCTTGATGAGATATTCGAGCGCATCCGAATCGAGCAGCATCCGCTCGAGAGAATGAGCGACAGACTCCTCAAATGCAACGTCATACGAGATATCATCACGCTCGGCGCGCGCTCTCGCAAGCTCCTCGAGGCTCATGCCCTCCATGTAGTATATCTCGGAGAGGCATTCCGTGAGCTTACGGAACATATCGGGAGATATATCCTGAATGTAATGCACGAGCTCGTGAGACATGGTAAACGCCATAATACCGTCCCCGTTTATGCCCGAATTTATATCGAGATGTATCGAGCCGTCGCTCGAGTCGTACCATCCGTTTTCAAGCACCTCATGCGTATCAATATCGCGGTGCACGGTCTGACCGTTCTCCTCGACCGCCTCGGAGGCATGCAGGACGACTTTAAGACCCGGGTAGAGCTCTGCCATGAGTTCGCCGACTGTGCGCTGCTCATCGAAATGGGCGCGCTCGGTCTTCGTCATTTTCTCGGTAGCCTTTTCCGCGCTGCGTGACAGCTCGAGCTTGCCCTTTACGCTTCTGCGGTTCGGGTCGGTCTTTGCCGTCTTTTTAGCCTCCTTGATTCGCTGCTGATTGCTATGAGCCGCAGCGGTCTCTCCGAGGCGATAGGCAAAGTTGTACTGCCTGGGATTCATGCCCCATGAGTCGATATAGTACGATTCGGCATGCGTGTTGCCTCTCATACCGTTCTCGTACCCGCCGAGCATGCCCGCGGCATAGCTTATAACGCCGTTACCCGAATAGTCCATAAAGACACCAGCCGCGCTTGCACCGTCCATCTTGGAAGCCGTGAGCGCGTGCAGAAGTATTGCATCATCCTTGGATGCGAATGTGACCGAGCTTGCGGGGACGGTGCTGCCGTTATCAAGAACGAGCTCCGCCTTGCCGTTGTTAATTATCGCGTCCTTTATCTTTGCGGTCTCGCCCGAATCGGTACGAACGGTCCTCAGCTCTCCGCCGCTGTTCTCCTTTGAATAGCGGTATTTTTCGGCTTTACCGAGCTTCAGCTGCTCGCGCACGGTGTTCGGCATGCCGTAAGCGTTTCCGTCCGTCTCCGCCTGCTTGTAGCGTGCTGCGGTCTCGGTCGAACGCTTGATACCCGATTCAGCTTCATGTCTCTGCGACATGGTGATGGCATCGCCTATATCAATATTGCCCGTATTAAGGCGGTTGCCTATCGTGCTGTATCCGAAGGAGCGGCGGTATATTTCGCCGCGCGGATTAAAGAGCACATCGAGCGCAGCGGTGCTGTCGGAGTCGTTTACAAGCGCATCCGCGATTCTTCCCACAGTGCTCGTGTCACCGCTGAGATAATCGGATGCAAGCTCAATATACGAATTTGCCTTATCTGCGGAATAGCCGCGTTCCGTAAGCTGCTCCAAAGCCTGAGTACGGTTCTTGGTGCCTATGGTCTCGCCTGCCTCGAGCAGGTCAACGCCCAATCTGTACGCCGTCGGCTCTTTTTTCTTTTTCGCCTTCCCGTCGGTCGTGCTCTCGGTCGCTGCGCTGTTGCTGTCAACGGCGGATATATTGCTGTCGACGGCGTTTCCCGATAAGTCGTTCGTGAGCGCAACGACATCGGAAGTCGAAGCGGAGCTTTTGACGCTCTGTCCGAGCTTGCTCATAGAATGGACATCCTGCGCCGTTCCCGGAAGGTCGAATATAAGACCCGAAGCAAAGCCGAGCAAGCCTGCATAAAGAGCCTCGGAGGAAAAGAAGGGAATAACATCGCTGTCGTCATTCAGAATAGCTTTCTTCAACTGCGGCTCGAGCCACTCCTCAAGATACTCCTCGAAGAACTCGCCCGACGCAGATACGCCCCACTTTAAGAAAAACGCCTGCCATGCATGGTCTACATTCTTTGCGAGCATTTCGGCGATGCCGCTCATGCCGCTGCCGCCCGAGAATGGTGTAACACCTCCGAGAACTCTCTCGAACACCGTCTCCGTCAGACCTATGGCTATGCCGTATTCACGTGCCGCATCCTTATCATAGCCTGCATTGACCGCCTCCTGATAGCTCTGAGATGCTGCAGAGAAGCCCATCATGGCAGAACCGATTATCTCACCCGAGCCCGGAAGAACGACGTTCGCAACGCTCGACGCGAGCACAGAGGGCAGCATATTACCCGTGTTCCATGCAAGGTCACCGAATATCTGTCCCCATGTCTTGCCGAACATGGCTTCATTGCCCTCGCCGAGGTCCTGATCTATAAGCTCATGAGCTATCGTGCGGTACGACGTCGGTATATAATCATAACTGTCGTCGTTGAACGCGCCGCCGACCATGTGCGTCAGCCCTGTCTTAAGGTCCTCTACGTTCTGCTGCGCGGCAAAGGAGAAGAGTGTTGTAAGCTCGCGGGCTGTTTTTCCGTCTAAAGCGTCGGCAATATCCACGGCATAGCGTGTTTCTATCTGCTCGTTAAGTGCCTCAAGATACTTTTCCGCCTTGTCGGGATCGGTCTTGCTCATGTACATGTAGCGATTGTACTCCGGAGCGGTCATGTAAAACCCTGCTTTTTCTGCCGCTTCATCTGGGACGGTCAAACTAAGATATGCCGTGCGATCTTCGGCATTTTCGGCGAAGTTATCGCTGTTGCGCAGACCTCGGTAATATGCGATATGCTCTGCGGTTGACCCTAAAAAGCCCGCAAGCGAGCCCCGCTCCGCATTTTTCTGTTCTGCCTCCGCCTTTGCCTCGGCAACAACTGCGCCGTAATCCTCCGCCGATTTCAGCTGTTCTGCGTCGTTGAGAACTTTGTTACGATCATATGTGAACATATCCTTTTCACGTGAGAGCCATGCGGATTTGAAATCGTCAAAGCTGTCATAGCCGTGAAGATATTTTTTCAGTTTTCTTTCCTCTTCGGAGATCAGCTCATCACTTGCGTAATTTTCCTTAAGGTGATCAATGACTCTCTGACGCTTTTCAGCTTCCTCATAATCGGACTTTTCATCGTTGCGCTGTGCAGTCGCGGCGGACATATCAAAGTTTTTCATGCGCTCCTGCTCGGTTTTCTGAGCTTCGCGGGCACTCACGGCATTTTTATAAGCTACCGCGTTTTTGAGGAAATTCGCTTTTTCTGCGATACGCTCCTCATATTCAGACGCTTGCTCGGGATGCTTCTGCTTTTCGGTATAGAGCTGTTCAAGCTCGCCGCGCAGCGCGTCCGTATCTGCCGATGCGTAAGACGCATTCTGCTGCTTCGTTTCCGCATCCTGTTCTGCAGCTTTCTTCGCGCGGATATACTCGGGCATTTTCGCGTATGATTTATCCATACGGTCGACGGTATCAAGCGCGTTTGCGACAAGCGACTGAATATATTGACTGCCGTTGTCGTATTCCCCATCCTCAGGAGCGGTAAAGAGGTCGGGGTACTTCTTTGCATAGTCCATCAGCTTCTGTCCTTTGTCGCGCAGCTTGCCTGCCATAAATGCCGAGCCGACCGAAGCGACCTTTATATCCTCGTCGTTGTCGTAGTCGGTCTTATAATTGCTCGTGTATGTATTGAAGCTGTTGATGAAGTCATTATAAGTATCCTCTACGTGCGCGCTCCAACGAGTATTTGTTTTTCCTTTGTAATAATCGGGAACTGTGACCTTTATACGTTTATTCGTTGTTTCCTCACGCTCTGGATATTCCTTGTGATAGCTATCAGATGCGGAACGGGCTGCTACGCCCGCTCCGGTTCCGCCCAGTGGGTTAGATATATACTCGCCTACCGACGTGATGGGGTCGATGTTTCGTTTCTTTGTAGCCATGATAGCCTCCGTTTAAATATTCTGCTCGTATTTTAAGATTTTACTTTTACTATCTGATATTCATCGTCGATTTTGTATCCCGGGAATTGATTCTCAAAATATTCTACGAGAGCATCCGGTTTTGTTCCCGTGCCAACATTAAGAATATATCGCCATACATTCGAGACATCACCGTCGGTCAATGTTCCCTCATCGCGTGCGTTACGCGCTGTTTCTATCTTTTTGTCGATTGCATCAAGCTGCTCCTGCGACAGCGCACTATAGCTTTTAGCCGCCTTTTCCGCAGCCGCTTTCTCGTCATTGTACTTTTGCCATGCAAGGGCGTTGCTCGATGCCGAAAGTCTGTAATTCCGCTCGTCTGCCGCCTCCTGATATCCCGTCTGATACTCCGTGCTCTTCTCGTTGAAGTCACGGTTATATGCGGTATCCGCGCGGCTCGCAGCTGCACCGTAATCGTTATATGCGCGGCTGATATCGTCCAGTCTGCGGGAATAATCAGTTGCTTCAAGGCTGTCATAAAGGCTCGCTTTTTTGTATGCGTCGTTCTTCTTGTCTGCATGAAGGGCGTACGCCATCTGATAAAGCTCGGGTATCATTTCGCTCGTCTGCGCCATGTACTGATTATACGCCTGCGCGCCCGCAGACGCGGCGTACGAGTTACCGTAGCCGCCCGTAGCGGCGGAAGCCTTACCGACGGTATCCTGCATAGCAAGCTTGCCTTGACGTGCGTAGTTGTCGCGTATGGCGGCATACATGGGATCATCGGCGAAATCATATTTGAAATCACCTATGTTTTCGATATCTGTCATCGCTTTATTCTTTTTCTCGGTGTACGGAGACGAAAAATCGCTCTGACTCTTGTCAAGATATTTGGTAAAAAGGTCGTCACTAAGTTCATCTTTGCGACGGACATCGTCGCTTTTTTGATACTGAAATGCCATTATTTATTTTTATCCTTTCTGAGCTCGCCGAGCTCGTAATCCAGCTGAAGCACAAGCTGTCTCAGGTACTCGATAAGCCTATCGATCTGCTCTTGCGTAGAATGCTTTTTGTCGGATTCGGGTAATCGCAGCATTATTTATCGCTCCCCTCTGTCATAACTTTTGCTATCGAATAGAGCCTCAGCTCGCCAACACCGTCAAACCGCAAGCGAAAATGGTCACATCGCTTTATTCTAACGGGTACCGACATTGTTCCGAGTCGTGTCTGACCCATAGAACAGATGCGCTCCCAGTCTCCGACCGAATCATACTGCACTGAGATATTCAACTCGGAGCCTTTACCGAGTGCAAGGCGTAGGATGAGGCGTGATATATATTTTTTGTACGGCGTGTCAGTGCCGATAATGCCGGTCACGGCGTAATACTTTACCGTAGCTTCGGATACGCCTTCGCCGCCGGTGAGGTACAGATTCCCGTCAGCAAGCGATACAACAATACCATCGGAGCTATCAACAATTCCCCGCGCCTCGCTTTCGAGACTTTCTCGATGCCATATAGCGGTCTGAGAATCATATACAAGCATCTCGGGTGTCGATACTCCCGCAGAGCTATATTCGACGGCTGCTATATATAGCTTTCTTCCGTCGGATTCCGCGTGCGCCGAGCTGTATTTGATCCTGCCGATAGCATTAGATGCAAGAGACGGCAAACCGCCCTCGTATGCATAAAATCCATCAGTGCCCTTATAGAACAGCGTAGAGCCGAGCAAAGCAAGGCTGTCACGACTTCCACGTTCAACACCGTTGCATGCGGTAACCTGAATCTGATACTGCGCAGGGTACGACCCGTAAACCTTGTGAATGCAGTTTTCCTTGAAGAATGTAGGGTATCCGAAGTAATCTGCTCCTCCGGTCCATTCGCCGTCTGAGCCGACCGATGCGGCATATGAATCGGTGCTGACATTCTGATATACACGCCAGTTTTTCAGATCTCCGAGAGCGGATGCATATATTTCGTTAAGTGTCCGCTTTACAAGACCAATACTGCCGTAGTTGTCTCGCTCCGACGCAATATATTTAGTGGGTCCAAACCGTGCACCCCACAGACGATTTCCGCTTTCAAAGAGTATATCTACATCCGGCATCATGCGGTGAATTGTAGCGCGGCAGTCTTTTGATGTATTTGACGGGATGAATCCGATAAACACAAGTCCCGTACTATCGATTAGCTCTTTTTCGATGTAATAGGACCCGTGAATAGTTCCGTTAGTTTGCAGTGTAACGGTATCGCCTTCTTTGAAGCCTGCGAAATCACCGCCTTTAACGACGAAAAACGTAGTACCGACAGTTACCCACTGTCCTTGCTGCGCCGACCACTTGCGAAGATATTTCGTATCACCCTTGGTATCTATCCACATATCACCGTTTTTCGGGCTTTCGGGCGCAATGTCCGATTCGGGCGGTGCTTCGGCATAAGCGGAGCCGCTTGCGTCGCACGGCTCAATAGTCGCTGTCTCGACGGTCAAATGACGGTCTATGGGAGTCCCGAAGCCGTCGCCGATATTGCTCCCGTTGGTTTGAAAGTACTGTCGAGTCGGATATACGGAGTCGCTCGACATGTCCGTGTAATTCTCAACGAGGACAGCGTATGTACCGAATTTGACAAAAAGTCGGGGGACAAGATTACCGCCGCTCTCATGCAGCGTAACTGAATATTTCTTGTTCCAGTCTCCGTTTATCACCACGTAGCTTGTCCGCGTGTTGCTCGCGACTTTTGTTACAAGATACGTTATTTTTCCGTCTATACTGACGGTGTTAAGAATTTCGTATCCGCTCATTTGCAGATTGAGCATGCTTTTTTTATACCGTGCATTGCGCGTGCTGAGCAGGGGATAAAGGTCTGAGCTGAGATTTTCGGCATCGTAAAATTCGCCTGCGGAAATGCGCTCGTTGTGATTGTACCCGCCGAAGGTGCCGATGATATCCATCGAGGCGGATTCCGCATTTAGATACGGCAGCATTGCCATCACCTCACTTGTATTTCATACTGCTGTTTGCAGCAGTCCTATGCTCGCGGTTATATAACCGCGCATACTTGCCCCACAGTTCATTGAACATCGTCATAGCGTTGTTATATTGCGCAAGCTCGCCGTTTACATACGCGAGCTTTGCCTGCAGATAATAGATATACATTTCATCGTACGGCGGCGGCACGAGCAGTGCGGTGCTTCCTGCAGTGTCTGCGCTATATCCGTCAAACGGCGGCGCATCCTTATGCGTATCGTATATCTCAACCTTTACCGTGCGGTCGAGCTCGGATAGCCATGATATTTTCATTTCGACGTTAAGCCCCGCGCTCGGAAACATGGCATCACAGCGCGATACAGCGTCGCTTATTGTCATAATAATTCCTCCGTAAACGCAAAGGGGTGCCGAAGCACCCCTCTTGGATTTTTACTTCGCACCCTTGAGCGTGCTGATGTACTCGATGGCGCGAAGCGTCATTTCCTCGGACTGGCGGATTACCTCCGCAACATTCCAAGGCACTGTGACACTAACGCCGCGCTTTATCTGGTAGGTGCGGTCATTTACCGATACGAACACGTCGCCTGCGCCCTCATCGGTGGGCAGAACGGGTATTCTTATAGTTACACTCTCTTCGGTTACGGTCTTAGACATTGTTTATACCTCCGTAAAATCAGTTAGCCGATGCGGTATCTGAATAGCGCGAGCATACCTCGCAGCGAACGAGGTAATTGTCAACAAGAATCTTTGCAGTCTTGAGTCCCTTCCAGCCCACGCTCGAACGCTGGTCGAGCGGGTCGGCAGTACCTGCTGAGCCCTTCTGCTTGATGATGGTCTGCAGACCGCCGCCCGTGACCTCGGTAACGCCGTATGCGCCGTCGCCAAGAAAGAGGCAGGAGAATACTGCCAGTCCGTCGGCAGTGCCCTCGCGGTCGACGAGAATATCTCCGACGGCTGCGGTAGCGGCGGTGCCGAGCGTTACGGTATATACGCCATCCGATGCCTCTGCTATCGCGGTGATAGTGTTGATGTTGCCGCCGAGATAGCAAGGAACGCTGACACCCGTCATAGTAGGCAGATTGCCCTCGACCGTGATACTTGTTCCTGCAGAGCTGACGGCAGTTTTTACCTTGCCCTTGATTTTCGGAGCGAATATCTTTGCCTCGGTCGACTGAACAAAGCGCACGCCGCCTATCTTGCCTATCTCGCCCGTGTAGATGTTTTCGGGAGTGGAATACTTGTGCGCGTCTATCCACTCGGGGTCACGCATGAGGTCGTATGCCACATAGGGGTGAATGATGGCGACATAATCTCCGTTTATGGTCGGTGCGTTCTGTGCGCGGAGCTTCGCCACCATGCGCTGTACTACATCAACGGTAAGCTTTGCGGTCTTGTCAAGGTCCTTACGCGAGGTGACTTCGGTCTCGGTCGAACCGCTGATCTTCGGCGCATACGAGACGTTAGTACCCGAATTCATGATATTGCGGACGATGGTATCCATCGTGAGCCCCGCCTGCTTTCCGAGCAGCTTCGTTGCCTCAAGGATGGTATTGTCGAGGGCGGTGAGCTCAAGCACGTCCGACTGAACGATATAGTCACCGAACTGCTCGACGGTCGCGGTCATCTTGGTGACCTCGAGCGAATTACCGTTCGGGGTAACACCCTCGGTCAGCGGCGCGAGAGCCTTAGGCAGAGGAGAGAACTTACGGAATTCGATAGTCTTTCCGCTGCCCTGCGGAATCGGACGCTTCTGTCCGAACTGCTCGTGTACGAGCATGGGGGATGCCTCGTCGATGAGGCGCATGTCATAGAAAGTCTTCATCTCAGCCGAAAGTGAAGGCTGAGTAGTGACCTGAACTTCTGCGAAGAGATTAAGAATAAGCTTATACATTTTTTGTTTCCTTTCCGAGCCGTCAGAAAACTATGCGTTCTCCTTTCGCGGCTCTTTCTGCAAGTTTGTTTCGCTGTTCCCGCGTCATGTTTGCGGGATCGTATTTTGTGACGGCGGCAGCTGTTGAGGAGGCACCGTTCTCGCTCGGTCTCGCGCTCTTGGCGGCGATATCCTTAGCAGCCATGGCTCTCCCCTGTTTTGCCCCCATTTGAAGCACCTGAGGCATCAGCGTGTCATAGTGCGACGCAACATACGACGCAGTTACGCCAACACCCGATTCAAGGCAGGCACGAAAATCGGGATTGTTCAGTTCTTCACGAAGATCAAAGCCCGGATATAGCTTAGCGGTTTCCTCCGCCTCGTTCATCCATGCGGCATACTGCTGCCGCGCCATATCCTCGTTCTGTCGGTTCTTCAGCTCATCGCTCATGCGTTCGTTTGCACGGCGGAGCTTTTCGACCTCTTTGTACTGAACAACATCCATCCCCGCCTTGACTGCATCACTCTCGTAAAACTTGCTGTCGTCCTCGACAAGCGCAGATATCTTAGATATCGCATCCTTGCCGCCGAGGTCTACCTTGTAGCCCTTCGAGAGCGTTTCAAGCAGGGGTGCCATTTCCTTTTCCTTCTGCTCATATGCCGCAAGTCTGGCATTCAGGCTCTTGAGGCGACCCTTTACAACGTCGGAGATATAAGCATCGCTCTCCGCCTTGTATTCGCCCTTGACGAGCTTTTTGAATTCCTCTGCCTTGCTGCTGACGGTGACCGTGCTTCCGTCTCCGTCCGTGAGCTTTGTCTCAGCGGCGTCCTGAGCATTTACGCCCGAAGTCTGCCCGGCGTCGGCAGCTGCTGCGCCCGAGTCCCCGCCCTCGCCGAAAAGACGGAGGTCGAGGGGATAAAAAGTTGTGTTTGCCATAAATAAATCCTTTCTGCCCGTAAGTGGGCGGCTCTATTCAAACCGCTTTCGCGGATAGAATCAATTCAGAAATGTCGCGATTCGGACATTTTCGGGGTAGTTTGCCGCGAGCAGCCGATAACCGTTCTGTACGACGTAATAGGTGTGCAGGACCTCGTCTGCGCATTCCTCGTTAAGTCGGACACATACATGTCCGCTCCCCGATGCAAGGTCTACGTGCGGTTTTCGCAGCCGTCCCGCGTCATGGAGCTGTGTCAGCGTCTGCGCTACGGTGTAGGCGAGTATTGACGCGCAGGCGCATATAGTGCCCGCAAGCTCGCCGCTGTCGGCGTGCCCCTCGATATCGAGCCTGACCTCGCGTCCCTTATGCGTAAATTTTATGACTATCATGTCTTGCTCTCCTTATACGGGTGATGTACTGTTCGCGACATTCTCTCTCGTCTTTTTTACGCGGCTGTCCTCTCCGCTGCTGTCGCCGCCGAGAGCTTCCTTATCCTGAGCCTCAGGTTTTCCATTAGGCTCGGCATTCGTCATTGCCGCCGCCTGCATCGCCATCATGTAATTCATACCGTTGGCGAGAATTTTCTGCATGAGCTCGCTCTTACCGTCAAAATCCATCATGTCAAGGCAGGCAAGCGACTGCTGATAATTCTGAGGGGCAAAGAAGCCCGCGCCGTAGAACTGCAAAGCAAGCTCATTCTGCGAAAGTCTCGAATACGGGGAAGCCTTTTCCGCCGTGATACTCAGGTCGAACATCGGTATACGATAGCCGAAATCCTCGTTCCCGATAACGCCCTGCGCCTGCGGCTGTATATTCTCGTTGGAGTACATTATGTATTCCGCCGCACCTCGCTCGCCTATGATGCGGAAGGTGCGCTCAATGCTGTAGAACTGACGTATCAGCTCTATGACGAGCAATACGACCTTCCGAAAGGCTCTGTATGCTCCCTTGTTGGAATCTCGGTCGAGACGCGATGCAGCCTCCTGCATTGCCGCTATGGCGGATGCGGCTGTAGCACCCGCTGTCGTTCCGCCGTTGCTAACATCTCTGTTGCCCGTCGTCTCCTTCAGCTCGTTTATCTTTTCGGTGAGCACATTGAGGTAGACGCTCGGCATGTCATTCTGCGGCAGCGGCTTTACCGTGTTGTCTGTTATTGCGCCCTCGACGTGAACTATATCGCAGTCCACATCACGGTACTCGTCCTCGTTTACGGGGGAGTCGACGGATGCAAGCGTTCTCGGTGAAGCGTTCGCTATCATCGACTTCATGACCGCGCGATTACCTCGATCTATATACTCCTGTGTATCCTTGCCGATGTCGATATAGCCGTATCCGCACGGCGTGCCCTTGACGGGGAAAAGCGGGTCAAACACAAAGGGATACATGCCGTGATTGTAGAAGCCGCTTTCCTGCATGCTCGCGTCGTTTTCGGATGCGAAGAGCACCGTATCTCCGACGTACTTGCAGTAGTGCAGTACGGTCTGACCGTTTGCGTTAACCCTCTTGTAGTACCAGTCGACGACAGCGGATTTGTTTGTTGTATCTACGGCATCGTCAAACTCATACTGTGCCACAGTCATAGTCGCGCTGCTGAGCTTGTCCGCAAGCTCGGGGTATCGTTCCTCGAGATATTCGTTATCCTCGAGCTTTACGACAAAAATATTGCGCGATGCCTGAATGTCGGTAACACCAGGCTCCCAAAATATCGACAGTACATCTACCGCCGATACCGTAATGTCGCCGAGCCCGCCGTGCTTTGTCGAATCCCAGAACACGCCGTATATACCCGTGCCGTATCTCATCTTGTCGTCATTCTCCGCGGAATAGGTCGCTTCAAAGTCGTCCATATCCATGATAACGGGGATTATCTGTGACAGTGTCTTTGCTTCGGGCTCGTCGCTTTCCTCGCGTGCGAGAACGTTCGCACGGGGAAAGTTATCCATCGCGGATGCGTGTTTGTTTGCTATACAGTTAAAAAGCCATGCGGTGCGCGGCATCAGCTTGTCTTCTTTTTCGCCGCCATCGAATTCCTTCCAATGCTGCAGTTTATACCACTGTTCGTCGGCGATAACGCGCTTCTCAAGGTTCGCCTTGCCGCGCTTGTAATCCTCGAGCACCTGCTGCGCCTTCTGTATCTGCGCGGTTCCGATAGGCTGCTCAATGCGGCTGACATCGCCGCTCGGCATATCGCCCATATCTGCGGACATGCCGCTCGCGGTCACGGCTGCAGCTGCCGCCGATATGGACGGCTTCGGTGCGCTCTGCCTTCTGACAGACTGTGAAAGATTTGAATCACTATAAATGTCATTCATGTATTACACTCCTCGGCATCGCTTGTGCCTTGCTAAGATCCTTTTTGTCAACATCAAGAAACAGCTTGTAGCCGTTGCTTGCGTATTCGTCGGGCTGTTCCTTCGCCCTCGGCTTTATCGGTCTCGACATACAGAAATATCTTACCTCGTCCGCTACATGGTCCTCTCCGCTTGTGTCGAGATCTTCTACTTTATGTTCGTCATAGACAAGCAGCGGAACGGTTCGGATAAAGGCGCGGCAGTTGGAGAAAACGTACATCATAGCCCGCCCGTTTTCATCGAACGCGAGACGGTAATGCACCTGCATCCAACCGGGGATGCGCTTGTGATCACCGGGGACGAAATGTACGCCGTGCCGCGCCGCCACCTCGGCTATGCTCTCTCCTGTCTCCGCGTCCCATATTGCGGGATCTGCTATGCCGCTTATACGCTTCCCGCAGAGCCAAGGATGTTCGCGCTCTATCCGCGCTATTTCGGCGAATACCTGCGGCGGAGTCCACTTCACGCCGGTGTTCGGTTCTTTTGTACATCCGTACAGCTCGAGGATGCGATAAAATACGCCGTCATGATCCACCGCCCACCAGCCGCAGGAAAACGGCTTGTTATAGCCCCAGTCGAATGATCTATATATTGTCCAATCGGGCGGAGGCTGGAACGGGTCGATAACGTGCGTGTAAAGCCTATCTGCGTAATGCTCGGGGTCATCTCGGAATTCTTCAAAAAACTGCCCTTCAAAGATATCCCAATCGCCTTCAAGCCATGCTTTGCGCAGCTTCGGCGGTAATGCCTCCAGCTGCTTCACGTAGTCGGGCTGCGACTGCATCAGCACCTTGTTATCTGTGACAAGCGACTGAATAAAAGCATAATCAGCGGGGTCCTCGCCGTCATCATATCGACGGTCGATAAATATCCGTTTAATGTACTGATGTCCGACCCCACCCGGGTTGCACGTGTAATAGACCCGCTTCGGAAAGCTGTTTACACCGCGCAGGCAGGCGGTTATGGTTTTCATCTGATATTCGGTCAGCTGTGTTGCTTCGTCAAAAAATATCACGTCATATTCCGTCCCCTGATACTGCAGCAGATCGCCGTCGTTTGCGCAATAACCCAGCTTGATGGTCGACCCGCACGCGAATTTAAACACCTTTTCACTTTTGTTATACCGTGCCGCGCCCTTTAGCTCCGGCATCAGGATGTTGATATGATTGTTCAGTAACTCGGGGTAAGTGCGACGGATTATCAGAATCTTTATACCGGGGAAACGCAGTGCAAGCAGCTTTGCTTTTGTTCGCACAGCCCAGCTCTTGCCGCCTCCGCGCGCACCGCCGAAACCGACGTGCTTTGTTCGCGCCTTAAGGAACGCTGTCTGCTTCTCGCTCGGTGGGGATATGGTCAGCTCGGTCATTCGCTCAGCGCCTCGAGCGGCTTGTCTATCTTGACCGTTATCGTGCTCTCGCCGTTGTCCATCGCATCTATCTCGCGGTGCAGCCGCTTAATACGTGCAAGCTGCTCTTCGCGGTCGAGATCGTTCTTGACCCCGTACAGCTCGCGTACATCCTTGATGGCTGCGGCGCATTGCCTCATTGCGCTCGGGTCAAGAGGAATTTCGGCATCGTCGATAAGGTCGCACAGCCGTTTCAGAAGCTTGTCTGCAGCGTCAAGGATTCGAGTTGACCGCGCAGTAGTTTGCTTCGCAATGCGAGCCGACAGCGCGTTATCTACCTTTTGACGGGTTTTTGCTCGCAGCCCGTTCCAGTCTTCCCGCCGCCCTCTTTGGACAAGCGTGCTGTACGGTATACCGTATCGTTTTGACAGCTCGGTGTATGTTACGCCTCGCGCAAACTCTGCCCGCAGCTTTTCAAAATCTATATCGCTGCCCATATCGCGCTCACCTCCTTGTAACAGTATAACATGCAATAGGAGTGTCATGTCGAGCCAGCGAAAAGCGGGGGTGTTTTCCCCGCTTTTCTTATACTTCCCGTATTTTGATACCGTACCGTTCGAGCATCAGCTTTCGCTTGATGATATAGTCCTTCGTCTTGAAGCCCTTGGTGTCCTCGACGACAGTCCTCTGCGTCTTTTTGTCGAAGTAAACAAAATCCGCAACGTAGCTGCACTCCCTCTCAAGAACCTTGCCGCTCTCGTCCTTCTGCGCGGGAATAAGGACGTATTTTACCTGCAGTTTCAAATCCGATATGTAACCGCCCCGCTCGAGCAAAAGCAGCTCGCAGTATCGGTTATATTCTTTGCGCGAATCAAACGTCCGACCGGGAATAGTAACCTTTTTGTTGTTAAACTTCATCGCCTTGATACCTATTAAGCAGAACCCGGGCTATGGAACAGCTCTGCCAATTGTCATAGCAATACTCGTCTCGATAAAGCTCAACGTCGCTCGCGCATTTCATTTTCAGCGAAACGCGAGCTTCGTTGAAACATTCATCCTGGCACAACTGCTGCGCGCAGGTTTCTTCCTGATAAAACGGGCATTTCGCCCATATGCTTTCCGCCATATTATCACCTACTTCAGTCCGCGAACAATCTTATAAACTTGGCTTTCCGTCAAACCGTGTTCGGCGGCAAGTGCTTCGATGCTTACACCTTCATTACGCTTTTTGCAGATATCGCGGTTACGTTCGATCAGCTCCGCAGGCGTTCTACGTCCTCTCTTTCTCCCGGTGCTTCCGACGTGTTCCCTGCGATATGCGCATAAACAACTCCACGTGCAGAACCAATTTCGCCTTTTTCCGTCGATTTTGTAAGCCCATTCAGAAGATCTCACGCAAAAAATCTTTCCGCAGTGTGCGCATCGTTTCTCCGCGAACCAACTATCTCCCCGTACTTCCAAAGCCGCCACCGCCTCTTTCGCTGTCGTCGAGCTTGTCCGTTATCTCGACCGACTCATATACGCAGGGAAGTATGACAAGCTGTGATATTTTATCGCCCCGGTGCACGTGATAGCCGATATGCCAACTGTTATCAAGCTTTACGACGATGGATCCCGTGTACCCCTCGTCTATCACCCCTTCGCCCGTTATTCCGTGATTTACGTTTAACCCGCTTTTGCTTTTTATCATCCCGACTGTTCCGTGCGGCAGCTGTACGTGTACTCCCGTGTCTATCACGGCAAATCCGCACGGCGGTATGTAAACATCCACGGGACTCCTCAGATCGAGCCCTGCGTCGGTCTTGTGCGCCCTCGTCGGCTCGAATGCGTTATTGTCGAGTAATACTTTCATGTGTTTCCTCCATTTCTTCGTTCAGCCTTTTTCTTACAAACGGCATTATAAGAATCACGCTCGAATTCATATGAATCACCGTAGGAGCATTTACAACGCGGTCGAGCATATAGCAAAAAATGTTTTTTGCGGTCTGTCCGTCAAAGATTTCGCCGCGCTCCTTGTTTGCTTTGAATAGGTCTGTCTGCTCGGCGTAATCCGCAATCTCATTGATTATCTCAATCCCTCGCGGATTTAACTTAAAATCTGGGCAGCTTTCGAGTATTTCCAACATAAGGTCGGAAAGTTCTGATATGTTTTTCATATTTATTGTCCTCCTAAACTTTCAGCATTTTGCTGATTTTTTTGTCGAGTTTCTGCTCGGCTTCGGTTGCGCTTTTTAACGCTCTTTCAAGGGCTGCGCCTTTTGTTATTTCTTTCGGTGGTATATTTGTCAATTTAACGCTTTTGCCGTCGCCGTAGGCTATGCACATTTGATTGCGCCACTCTATATACGCTCCAAAAGCGTCCTCGCGTGCTTTAATAGCCTTACCGTGTTCGTCGAGCAGTCTTTTTGAGGCTATATATTCAAGGTCGCCTACAATGCCGCTGATGATAAAATCCGCTTGGTATTGCCGCCCGAGAGCCTCGATTATGTCCTCTTTCGAGTATTTAGAGAGTTCTTTCAGTAGTTCCGGCTTTGCACCTCTCATTACTTGACGCCCTCCTCAAATGTTTCGACGTCGTCCGGGAAGTCAATATTGACGATAATCGCCGCCTTGAACGCTTGCTCCGCCACTTCGTCGAGGTATGCTTCGAGGCGTTTTTCGTTTTCCTTGTTTTCCTCGTACCGCTTCCTCGTACAATACCCGTTTTGGAGGGTGTATTCATTGATACCCGGCTCATATCCGAATTTCTCGCAGAGTTCGTCGTCGTTGTAGTCGTAATACTTTTCTTTGAATTCCTCGCGGTTGTCGATAAAACGGTCTTCAAACAGTACATATTCGCCGAGTTCCACATTCCCGAAACCACCTAACCAACGACAATAATCGTCGCCGCAGACTATTTTTCCGTCTACCATTGCAACGATAGGCAGATCAGGGTGTTCTTTCGCAAGGTCAATCAACGTTTGAATATTATTCTCCATCACTCAATCTCCTCCAGCCAGTATTTTCTTCGGCAATTATCGCAGCTCGGGCATTTATCTCCGTATTTGCTCATGATATTCCTCTACAATGTTCCGGCAGATTCGCTCTGACGAGGGCGGCAGGTACCTGCGGCGTGACCGCGTTTCCGCACCGCGCGACCTGCTTTGATTTCACGTATGGGTGTCCGTCTGCATCGTGGTCGATGATGTAGTCGCGGGGGAAACCTTGCGCGTTGAAAAGTTCGCGCGGCTGAAGCATTCGCATTTTTATGTCCGTGATTATGTACTCCTCACCGTGAATGGTTACCAGCGCGAAGCGATCCTTTGTCGTCACCGTATCAAGCGGTTCATTGACCGATTTTGCCGCGCCTGTGGAGAAGTATTTCACGAGAAATGCTTGAACCTCTGCGTGGTGCGCTCCGCTGCAGGAGATGGTTGTCAGCGGCTCGTCGATGGGCTGACCGTCCATGTTGTTACGCATCGTCATGATGTGGGCGGTAACGAGGGAGTTGTGGTCTTTGGCTGTGACCGTGTCAAGTGGGGCATCCGCTGCGCTTCCTGCGCCGTTGTATCCTCCGCCGTAGTTCTTCATGATGTGTGCCACCGAGAGGGCATATCTATTCGAGGTGTCCTGCGTCATGAGTGGCTCTGTCAGTTCTTGCCCGCGCATTTCATCTTTGGCGGTCTCGCTATGGTACTGGATCAGCGTCGGGGCGACGAGGTAGTGTTTTCCGCTTGATACGACTGTTCCGAGAGGTTCGTCGACGTTGTTTGTGTTGTTGCACATGATCGTCGGCGTGACCACGCCGTATCCGTTCTTTGCCGTAATAGTTCCGAGCGGCTCATCCGTACTCTGCCCTCTAAAGCCTTCGCCGGAATGGTTGACGGTCACGATGAACGGTTCGGGGTTGTCAATTACGAATTTCTGAATACCTCGCGCGATCCTCCGCATCGTGTTTTCTGCCAGCGGCTTTTTGCGCTCGAAGATGCTTTGCGCGGGTATCGACCAGTCGATGCACTCGGCGGCGGTGTGGTACGGCAGTTTAAGTCCCTGCTTGACTGCTTCGCTGTCTTTTGGGGCGTGTGTGGGTTCTGCCCAGACAATGGGGCGACCGTCGCAACGGGCGATGAGATAGAAGCGTGTTCTTGTCGTCGGTGCGCCGTAATCGCAGGATTTCAGCGTTCGGTGCTGCACCTTGTATCCCAGCCCCTTTTGCAGTTTCTGCGCCATTTCCGATGTCGGTTCGATTGAGAGCGCATCGCACATCTCTTGGTATGCCGGGTGCCATGTGGGAATGCCGCCAGTCAAGGCGAGAATAAAGCCCATGAAAGTCTCACCGGCGCGTTCCTTTATAGGCTTGCCGTCCTTTCCGAGCGGACCCCACGTTTGAATTTCGGGGACGTTCTCAAGCATCAGAACCTTCGGGCGCACCGCGTATGCCCACTTGATGGCGACCCATGCCAGTCCTCTGATGTTCTTGTCTACCGGCTTCCCGCCTTTTGCGCGGGAAAAATGCTTGCAGTCTGGCGAAAACCACGCCAGCGCGACGGGGTTTCCGGCGCAGGCTTCGACAGGGTCCACCTGCCAGACGTCCTCGCAGTAATGCTTTGATGCGGGGTGGTTCGCCTTGTGCATCGCTATGGCATCTGGGTCGTGGTTGATTGCAATGTCTACGCTGCGCCCGATAGCCATTTCAATGCCGGTCGAAGCTCCGCCGCCTCCGGCAAAGTTATCAACGAATAGTTCTTTCATTTCTGCGTACTCCTTTCTTTTGCTTGCATTAGCGTCGCTAAAGGTCCGTCGCGCGGCAGCACAGAGCGGTCTTCGGCAGCCATGTCAAGAATAGCCCTATAGTGTGACTTGCCGAAATGCTTGCCTCTCGACTCACAGTCAGCGACGATATCGACATACTTGTCAAACTCCTCAAGCGACAGCCGCTCAAGAAGATCATCGACCTGCTCGGGCGAGAGCATAACATTACGCTCAAAAGCCTCTAACGCTTTTTCAGGTCTGTTTCTCGCGCACGCACGGTCGAGAGAAAGATAGATAGAATTATATTCTTTTTCTTTATCTATTTCTTTCTCTCTTTCTATAGCGTGACATTGCGTGACAGTCACGTGACTGTCACGTGACATGTCACGTGACACCACGTTTGAGACGTCTGTTTCTTCGTTTAAGGGGGGTGTTTCTTCGTTCGCCGAGTCCGTTTTTTCGGAAAGTGCAGCTTTTTCGCGGTTTCTCTGATTCTGCTTTCTGATTTTGTTCTGCTCCTTGACCTTATCCATACCGCCGATGTTCTGATATTCATCCCATCCGGCAATGACAAGAAAGTCATCCTGATTCCGAACCATGCCGAGACGCTCAAACGCCTCGAGCGCAAGAATGACCGTGCTTTCTTCATAGTCGAGCTCATCAGCCAGCATCTTAGTCGTATACGGAATGTTCTCAGTCAGAAATATCATTCCGCCCGCATTGCATCGTCCCGCCATAGTCAAAAGCATAACCCATATGAGTACAAGACTGTCTCCCTGAGGGAGTTTTCTCAGATGTTTTATCTTTCGATTGTCAAACATGTCTGTTGTGATTTTTATCCACTTTATATCATTCATGATCTTCTTTCCTTTCTATGGCGTTCTGACAAATTTAATCTTCGCCGAAGTATCAACATTTTTTCGCCCATGTCGACAATCCCTTGCGTTTGCACGGCTCCTGCTGACTTCAAACCATCCGTCCGCCTTATAGACTGTGCCATCGTGCCCCTCTCCGATTGAAGCGTATGACACAACGCCTTTGATCTCCGGGAGATGCTTGCGGATGTACTTTCGTGCCATCGCAAGAGCGCGGCTTTCGACGTACGGCTCAGTATCGTCCTGAAAATACATCCTTGTTAGGCAAAGAACCTCCCGTTGTTCCTGCTTCGGAGATGGGTTACGTCCCCAAAGCATCGCACCAATTCTGCAACCATTTTCATCGAGGAATTCCATGCGGAGAATCGCTCCTGCAGGCGTTGTGTGTAAATAGTGATTTTCACGTATGAACTCATCTATTTCGCTTGAGTGGACTATACTGAGTTTCATGATATTTCCTCCACATAGCACCATGACTGCGGCGGTTTTGTCATACCTGAATATTTCCAAGGAAAACCGTCTTTTGTTTTACTGAATGAAAGCGTTGAACTGCCATTCGAAAAAATTGATAATTCTTTCGGCTTGTCGTAGATTTTGAGGTCGGAGATGTGCCAATAATAAATCTTTTTGCCGCCTGCATACCTGATTATTTCGGCGTCGGATAAGCAAGTGCCTTTTTGTCCGTTGTAGTATGTTTGTATGCCGTTGTTCGCCATTGCTCCCGTTATACAGTCGCACACAAACTCGCCGATAACCTGTCCGCACCCTGTGTAAAGTACATGACCGTCCTCGTCGACGAATGTCGGCATATCCGACCGCGCTTTCGTCTCGTATATGTAGCACTTGAACGGCGTTTCAATCTTTGGTCGCGTCTTGCGCACCTCAATCGTTTTCTTGCCTGATGCTATCAGTTCGCACCACTTCGGGTGAATGCTCAGAAGTACAGATTTCATCGGCTCGCCTCCATTTCCGCTCTAAGACTGTCCTTGATATAATAATCAAGTTCCATCTTTTTACACAATTCTTCGGCTTTTCTGCCGAAATCGCCCCAGATTATAGGGGACGGATGATAATTTAACTTGCCTATTTTCACTTTATCAACAATCGGCGCAACCAAATGCAGATTGATAAAAAACTCTCTTTCGTTCGTCACAGGTTCAAAAGATACCCAAGTGTTGATTCCGCGATTGTGCGCCTCAGCGAGAGCGTCAACTCTTGCTCTCCATAATGGGTTTAGTCCGTTTCCGATACCGTCAAGGGTGATACCGTACCAATCGTTCTCGTCGAGCAAATCAAAATCTCTGCTCCCGTCGCCTTTGGTGAGTATTTGAACATTGTTCCCGTGGTCCTTAATGGCTCTGATTATCTCCCGTGTGGGTGTTGTGTCGTAACCTGTCGGGTATGGGTCGCAAGTAAAGCAGAGGTGAATAAGTTTCCCGGTTATCATTTCGTTTTCAAGCTGCCTCTTTGTTGCTTTTACTATATCAGTCCTCGGCTCTATATTTGTGTGAAACGCCTCACGGTCCTTACGCAGAACATCCGGAGCGAAACAGTAAAAACAGCGGTGTGGGCAGCCCGTGTAGATATTCAGTGCATAGTCGCCATATTCTTTTGCTTTGCCTTTCGGCTCATATATCGGTTTCATCATCGTCCTCCGTTACAATTAAAAGTCCTTTGCAGAGTTCAAGCAATTCGGCATCGTTGCGCTTTATTGCAAGTGTTGCAATGTCTTTGAGGTAAGACGACAAAAGTTCCAGCCCAATGGCGATTGCGAACGCAGCATTTTGCGTTTCTTCGTCGTCCTGCTTTTCTGAAACAGCATTCATTATCAGCCGTGTCAAGTTGTTGTAGTCGAGCTTCATTTTATCGTTCATCATGTATTGCTCCTTTCTATTGCCTGACCGCAAGTCCGGCAATAATTATCTGTTGTATTAACAAAACTCCCACACGATCTGCATTTGCAAGTGGTATTGTAATCAGTCGTTCCATGTAGTGTAATCCGCGGCTTTTGGGGAATCTGCCTCTCCAATGCTTCTTTGGCTTTCTCCAGCCATTCAAAGTCGTCAGACGTGAGCTGATAACCAAGTGATTCATCATAGTGATAGTCAGAATTAAGTACATCTTCGATACATTTTATCGCTTCTTCATTTGTCACCCTTCATCACCGCCCATCCTTGCACCGCACCATGGGCAAAACTTATAAATACTGTGCCCGGAACTACCGCAATAAGAACACGTATAGAATTTCGGAGGTGCAGCGTCCAGCCATTGCGCATGCCTGGCTTCCTGCACATCGGCAACCTGTGCTTTCAAATCCGCTTGCAACTGTGCGATTTGTTCAGCCGCTTCATACAAATGCCCTGCAAGGCGTTTCGGCGTAGAGTTTTTCATGGCGGTTTCAGAAAGCCATTTTTTAGTTTGCTCAATTGCAAAATTGCTGTATCTCATTTACATGCCCTCCTTCCTTACTCCAGCCAAGTCCTATCGGGGAGCTGTTCGATAAGCTCATCAAACTTTTTGGTGGAAGCGTACCAATCATAGAATCCGTCCGTGTTTGCAGCATCATAGGCTTCGTCTATTTCCTTTATAATTTTCAGAAAAGACGTGTTATCCTCGCGTAAAATATCGAACGCAGCTTTCAGGCTGTCATAGCAGCTTGCGATATCAAGATAACTCATTACGATTCCAAATACTTGCCCTGCAGTAGAAATCAGCTCGTTTTTCGTTAACCGTGAGAGTCGTTTACCCGATTCTGTTGTCCCGGCATCGCCTTCAAAGCCCGTCAGAGAGTAATAGTCCTCCTCATATCCGTCATAGCCGATAAGCTCATATCTGTTTCCGGCGATTCCGACAAGAAAATCATCAAAGTATTCCGTGACATAACCGTCGTAAAGCACGTCGGACAGTCGGTCACACTTTGCGGACAAGTCAAAAAACATCATCTTGAATTCGTATTCCTCTTCCTCGTCACCGTCCAACGCAGCGAGGAGGGTTTCCTCGTCGTCTTCGATAAAATAGCGAACGTTATCGCAATTTTCTGAAATTTCAGACAGTTCCTCCTGAATCGTGTCAATATTGAGTCTTGCGAGCGCAGCCTTCTTGTAGCGAAGGGTGCGGGCTTTGTCCTTCGCAGTGTCATTCATCGTCAATCTTCCTCCCCGTCAAAACGGCAGATCCGAATCGTCGTCTAAATCTTCAAACGCAGGCGGCGGAGAGCTCGTCTGCGCGGCATTTGTGCTCTGCGCGGGTGTTGATGCACCCTGTAACGAATTCCGCCCCTCGCAGAGGCTGAGAGCGTCACACAGCACCTCGAACGCTACGCGCTTTGCGCCGTTCTTGTCCTCGTACCGCCGTGAGGTCAGGCAGCCGCTTACCGCCGTCATACTTCCTTTGCGCCCGTACTTGCTGAGATATTCGCCCGGTTGTCGCCATGCAACGCAGCTTATAAAGTCCGTCGTATCCTTTACGCGGGGACGGTCGACGGCGAGTGTGAACGAGCAGACCGCCGTACCGTTCTGTGTATATCTGAGCTCGGGGTCGGCGGTGAGCCGACCCACAAGGTTAATGCTGTTCATTTTCAACCCTCCCGATAATCTTCTCCACTGTTGTTTTTACGTCATAGCTCGGTACTGTAGCGACGACCGTCGCTACGAGCTCAAGCAGCTGCTCCTTTCGGATCAGCGCATCGTATCTGTCGAGTTCTATCGCTATCTTCTGCTTTTCCATTATCGTGCCTCTCCTTCAATGCTCCATCTCTCGTCATGTGCTCTTGCATCTTTATCCTGCGGCAGGGAGTACCGCGCATATGTTACGGTCTCTCCGAAGCGATTCTTCCTTGTCTCGCTGCTCTTGACTATCGGTATCCCCTCGCGCCTCAGCTCGCTGACTCTTGTTGCGAGCTTGGTAACGCCGAGCTCCGCAAAGGCTTCAAGCGGCGTTATGCTGCCGGATTCCTCCATGTAGATCAATATCCGTTCCTGCTGTCTTGTCATTGTCTCTCTCCTTTTCTTTTTTACAGATAATTTTTTCCGAAAATCTTCTGAAAATCGCCCACTGTCCAGTGGTAGTACTTCATCGCCGCTCGCTGCGCTTTCTGTTGCAGGAGCAGGCAGATATCATGATTCACGTGAACGGCTCGGGAACCGAATATATGACAGCTGTCATGACACAGATAGACGGTCAGTCCGTACCGCTCGGACTTCGGACGGTTTCCGCGCCCGAAAAATACATGATGCTTGTCGAGGACGGTGCCGCGCCGTCCGCACAAAGCGCACTTAGCCGTGTCGTGCTGCAGAATGCTTTGCATTTTCCCAGCTCGCGGCGAGCTGCGCGATCTCGTTCGGTGTCATGGTCTGTATCTCCTGCTCGCGGCATTCGGCTATGATAAAATTGAGCAGGGCGGTCATCTGCGCCGTGTCATAGCACGATGAGCCGTAATACAGAATCACGTTAGTGCATCCCGGAAGATTGCTCTTCATCGTATCGGTCTGCCATCCGAGCCCCCGACTCTCCCAGGCTTCCCGCAGCACTTGGGCAGCGGCATTCTGTACGCATATAACGGTTGATACACCGCCTATCTCTCTGACGGCATTACGATATATCTCCGTTTTCGGTATCCCCGTCTTTGCCGCAAGCTTGTCCATGAGCACCCATGCATAAGCATTCGCGTCGAGGCTCCGACTCTTGCGGTACTTTTTCAGCTCCACCGTCAACCGCCCCTGCAGCTCGTCTATCTCGGGGTCTATCCGTCCTTCAACGTCAAGCGTTATTCTCGGATGCTTTGTTTTATAGTCAATGGCAATGTCGGTGATTGTCGCGTTCAGCTTCATTCGGCAGCCTCCCTTCCTCTATGCATCGTGCGAGCACCGTAAGCGGCTCGCGGTATTTCTCAATGAATTCCCGATTGTACTCAATAGGAAATTCCGTCAGCCGATTTTCGTCTATCGGCAGAAAGTAGTTTCGGTAATCCTCGTCGGTCAGTCCGTAGGCGTACACGGATGCTGTGTCCGTCTCTGCGCCGAACATCTGCACCCATACCTGCCGTTTGTATTTTAGCGGCAGCTTAAAACCTTTATCGAAACCGTACGTCTTGCATTCGCACACTTTTCTCCCTATCTCGCCGTCGAGGTTCACCCTCAGGCGATATTCGGGGAGAAGTATCTGACGGTCGGTACGGTCGCAGCCGATATGCTCGAGTATCTGATGCTCTTTGTTCGTTCCTGCATTCATGGCGATAGTCTCGATACGGCTCTCATGGATGCCGAGCTTTGTCAGCATCCACTTTTCCCATGTCGCAGTATCCCAGTTGCCGACAACGTAGTCCGTATCCGACGCTCCTATCCATCCGCTGCGGTCATGGTCGGCTATCATAACTTTTTCAAAGCCTCCTCGAAGCGGTAGAGCACACCGTAATACTTGAGCAGCAGATCGAGCTCCTCGACGCTCTTGCCGAGATGCAAGGCGATGGTCTCCTTGCTCTCCCCGCGCTGCAGCAGCTTTGTGATGCGCTGCTCAACACGTTCCTTTATCTTGTCGAGACGGTGGAGCTCAAGGTTTTCGGAATAATCGTCGGGGGTCTGGTCCTCTTCCGCGCCACTCCACAGTTTGAAACCGAGTCCCGTGCGTATCGCTACGCCCTTTACGAAAGCGCGCGTCTGTGCGTTCCACACCCGCTGCTGCGTCAGCGAATTGTCCTTAACGGGATTAGAACCGTTCATAAGCGGAAACTGCGACTCAAATTCAAGGTCGTCAATAACGATTTTTACACGAACCTCATAGCAGCGGTTCGTCACGTCGTTCTTATCCACAAACGTGGCATCCGACATGATAAGCGAAGACCCGTTCGGCAACGTCACAGGCTCGAAGTAAACCGTCTGCGCGCCGTTCTCGTGCAAAAGCTCCTTGCACTTAGCCCAGTTCAGATAAGGGACCTTTATAGGCTTTCCCTTATCATCCTTTGCGTCGCGCATATCGCAATAGGGGGTCACGTCAATTTTTATAAGCTCATCGTAGTTCTTAAGCATCTGTATCTTCCTTTCTTCATTACAGCTTTAACATCGTCATACCCGCAGCACGGGCATTCGTCCGCGTCGTCATGGCTTTCCCATCCGCAGCGCGGACAGATATACACGGTGTTGATATGTTCAAAATCGTCGCTGCCGCAATCCGGGCAGACATATACGTTTTCATAAGCGGGTTCTCCGAAGCATTGACCTCGGGATTCCTTTATTATCTTCGGCAGCGCGAATACATTCCCGCAGCACTCACACTGATACATGTCATTCACCTCTGCGGCGGACTATGGGCTCGTTTTCGATGTTGACCGATATCATGAAGTCATCCTCACGTACACGGTGGTCTCCGTGCCTCAGAACGATTGTCCGCCCGTCCGCAAGCGACTCGTACAGCAGAAGCATCATCAGGCTGTTTCGCTCCTCGAGCGTCTTAACGCGCCGTTTGTTTTCCTCAAGCTCTTCGGAAAGGCGAGATATGAGCTCATCCTTTAACTCGGTCGGTGCTCCTGCATAGGCTCTTTTTATTGTCATCTCTATTCCTCCTTTACTCTGCCTCTATCGGTCTGATTGTTCCGTAATCTTTGCATCTTTCTTCGGCTCCGTTGTTGTCTTGCCCATCGGCGCACAACATCCACCGTACTACGTTCGACCATGCTATCAAATATTTTCTGCCGACGATTCGGCAGGGAATAGCCCCGCTTCGTATCGCACGGCGCAGAGAATAGTCAGATATGGGCATGCCCTCTTCGTGTGACCTTTGAACCGTTTCATTAACGGTCAATATTGTCTTTTTCATATCGTCACCTCCTTTACAAATCTACCGTTAAGGGAAAAATCCCAGTCTATACTGTCATCGGTATATCTCCCGATGCCGTATGCGGTGAACATCCACCCCGACTCAGCATTGACCATCGTCGCGGTCGTTCTGCCGAGGGCATTGGATACGCAGCGGAACACTCCGCCGCCCCTGTTGCGGTAAAGGAAGCCCTCTGTCGGTGCGTACGGTTTTCGTTCATTCTTTGCACTTGCCTTTTTCTCAATCATGTCAAATCTCCTTCTGCGAGGTTTTACCGCCTCACTCGTTTGTTTTAACTTCTTTCACAGCCCAGTGCTCAAATGCTTTTCTACCCACTTGGTGAGTCGAGCCCGTTTTTAAGTATCTGTACCTTACGTATCGGTCGTCTGCTTCAATAATTTCAGCGACTCCAACATCAACTTTAATTCCGTTGAACTTAACACCTTTTTCGATTCTCATTTCCTTTTCTCCTCCTTTCTTCGCCTCACTTGCTGTTAGATTTCTAATCGTTGAGCAGGTCGTCAACCGTGCAACCGAGAATTTTTGCGATCTTAGGAAGCAGTTCAGCTCTCGGCATGCTTTTTCCTGTTTCCCATTTAGCCACGGTGGACCTATCTACTTTTAAAAGATTAGCGAGTCTTTCTTGAGATAACCCCGCGTTCACTCGTTTAATATCAATATTCAATTTATCGCACCTCCTTTGGTGATTTCTATTCAGCGCGCTTCTGAATTACATTCACATTTTAGCACATATAAAAATGCTTGTCAATAGTTTTTGTGAAAGTTTTTCAGAAAATATTGACTCGTGAATTATTTT